ACCGGGGGCGCCGATTTTTTTGGTGGAACGTGGGCCCCACATGCCAGCTGTCATAATCTCAGCCATACGATCATGTATCCGTTGTACAAGATATTTTTGTAGTATGAATGATTACGTGGGGCCCACACATCTGCACAGTAATTTCCTTATGCATTTTTATGCATTTTTAGTGCGCGTACGATCATTCTGACATGCCACGTGGGTATACTGTTCACACTATGACTGGTCAACAATTGCGGCTGAAATGTCCATAAGAGGGGTTATTTTCAGTTAAGAGCTACTCAAGTATTATAAATCTGTATGATAACAGTATCCGTCTAAATGTCTCTTGAAAATATTATAGTGTGGTATATTTTCTTCAGTATTGTCTTCTTCTTGTATTCCTTCTTATTTGCATTGTCTTTGCTCTTCAAGACAATATTTTCATGAGACATGTATTCCTCTGCCAGACGTTCAGTTAGGACACCGTATAGGGCTTTCTCTGTTAGGAAGACTGCTCGCAAGTCTGTGGCATTCTCATCTACTAAGCCTCCTGTTAATCGGGCTTTGTCATATGAATCATCGAAAAAGACCTATGTTTCCAGGACTATAGAAGATGTCCATTCTGGCCAGAGTCTTCAACTTAGTCAACAGTCCGATTACACCTCGTTTGTTAGCTTTCCGTCATTGTCTCACGATGGATCGTTCGGGAGATCCTTCGACCATATCAAGCTCATGAGTATCCGTGTGTCGGGTACTATACAAGTCAGCTGTGTAAATTCAGACGATCCTATGGGTGTATCTCCCCAGTTCAATGGAATATTTATGTTGAGTATTATATGCGACAAGAGACCATTCGTCCCTGATGGTGTGACCACTCTCCCTAAGTTTCAAGAGTTGTTTGGGAGTTATGAGTCTGTGTATGGTAGTCCTCGTTTGAAGGACAATGTCCGACATAGGTATAGGCTTCTAGGTCATGTTAAGAAGTATATATCTTCGGATAAGACACATGTCCAGGTCCCCTTTTTTTTTAGAAGACGCATAAGCTCGAGGAAATATCCAATATGGTCCTCGTTTAAAGACCCTGAGTCATCTCAGACCGGAGGGAATTACAAGAACATATCGAAGAATGCGTTAATTATTAGTTGTGTCTGGGTGTCTGTTCAAAACAGTAATTGTAGTGTGTACTCACAGAATGTATTGCACTATGTGGGATGATGTTATTGAGAAATGAATATAATACATTCTACAAATGTTTATTACTCTCTGTTTTATTCCTAATAAGACATTTGTTTATTGCATCCTCCACTATACTCTGGATGTCTCCCCTTGTCATTGTTGTGGACATTGTTTCGGATATCGAATCACCCGGGTCAATGGCTGATGCGTCGAGCCGTCTGAGACCTGCATATGGATATTCTCTCGACCTACTCGATCCTTCCTCGTTGTTGGCGCTTGTCTCGCCATCGTATTCGGCACGGGGCATTCTCATGGACCTGCTTCGTAATGTATCGCGTGTTAATTGGGCCGGCCCAGTAGATAAGCCCAGTTGTGACTTAGTGGCCCATGTCTCCCCTGGTAATATAGTTATGGGCCTTGGTATTATGGACCCTTGCTTGTGGGCCGTTGGTGTTGGGTTTAGCAGTCTGCGTCTGGGCTCGCCTTTCTCCACTGACCAAAAGTCCACACAAGACTTGTCAAAGCCCTTTGATAAAATGTTAATTGTTGGTGGTTTAAACCTAATGTCAGTGGAGTGTCTAGCAGAAGATAATCTCAGTTTCGCCTTAATTGAAGCGAACTTTACTCCTTGTAACACGTTTGAGTCTTCAACTTTGTATATGATCTCCCAGGGTGATTCTTCTGCTACAGAGAAGAAGGATGATGAGAAATAGTGTAGATCTACGTTACAGTCTATGGGGAAAGTAAATGCAGCCTGAGCTGCTTCCTCTTGGCTAACTCTGTTATCTCTGATCTCCACAATGACGGATCCGGTTGCGTTGAAAGGTACCTGATTTCTGTACTCAATAATTATGTGGTCGATTTTCATACATCGACCCATAAGTCTAACCCTAGTCTGCTCTAGACTGGACGGGAATTGCAGGTTAATTCTCGTAGCATCGTTTGTCAGGTTGTACTCTGCTCGTTTCGAGTCTATGTACTTGTTATTGACGACTGTGTAACTGTGTTCCATGTTAATTTCTGCAGAAAACACAGACATATATAATTATATTGAGAAACCCAGGCCGCGCAGCGGGAATTTCCTAAAATTATGAAGATAAATCGCTAATGATGTGCAAGAAATGCTTAATTACATTTAAAGAGAAGTTAATCAACTTAAGACACTTTCTAGAAAGCTAATTACTTACCTGTACGTATGCTGATAACTGATGAATATGTGTTTTAATAATAGGCAGATGTGTGCTATGGTGTTATTTATAAGGAATATTCGCATATAAAACGAGTTAAAACGAGTTATATTTCTAGAGAGAGAAAGTAGAGAGAGAAGCTCTGGAGGTTCCTCCAATCTGGTGGACACATTAAAATCCTAGTCATCGGTGGAACGGTGGACAATATATATGTGGGCTATAATGGGCTTTAAAAGCCTCTTTCTATTGGGCCTATTAAAGGCCCATTTACATGGGCCCAATTTCTTTTTTGGTCCACTAAGCGCCCCCGTATATAATATT